TTCCGAATTCAAGCATTAATGCAAAGAAAAGTGACTACATTAGCAAGCTGTTTTCTTCTAGTAGGTTAAAAGATAATAACCATATGTTTTCATATGATTATCAGCATTTTTTTGTTCCCAATCAAGCGTATATTTCAGACAAGGTAGAAAGAATAATCAAAGATAGTTATTCAGCATACAAAAGAGATATTGTTGATATAGAAGTATGAAAACTAGTGATTTTAAAAAAAGAAGCAATGCTGAAATGTATTGTTATAGGCAGACTGTTCTTAATTTAAACACTCCAGCGGAGGGTACTGTTGGGGATACACCTATTGGGTTACAAGGTTCCGATTTGCCTAAAAACAGCAATGAAGAGTTAACTGAAATTGAGGATGATCAAAGCGCTGAGTTTGTTCCTAAGCCCAAGCATATTCAAATGCTAGCATATGTGAAGGATCATATATATAATATAATAATTTCTATATTCTTAATCATTGTTATACCGACTGTTATCCAGACTTCTGAGAAGTGTGCGGTTTATAGGGCAGAAATTGATAACATTAAAGAAAGGGTGGCATTACTGGATATAAATTCAGTCACAAAAGAAGAATTGTCATATGAAATTCTATTAATGGAAAGCGATTATAAAATGATGATTTTTTCTTCTGAAGTAGATTTAGAAAGCAGAGTTGATGATCTTGAGTACAAAATAGATAATGTCGTTGACAATAATAAAAAATAACTTGTCCCCCAATGTCACTTTTCCCTGTGTTATATTAGTATTGTAAAAAGAGTAAAGAGACCCCGACGGCGGGTCTCTTTTTATGTTGAGAAATGGAGAGGTGGTGTCTGTGGCCGAAAAGCTGACGGCGCTGCAAAAGCGGTTTATCGACGAATACCTGATCGACCTGAACGCAACGCAGGCGGCAATTCGCGCCGGATACAGCGAGAAAACGGCGCATTCCATCGGCCCGGCAAACCTGCAAAAGCCCGCCGTCGCCCGCTGCGTGAAGCGGAGAATGGAGGCGCGCGTGGAGCGCACCGAGATTACGCAGGACTTCGTGCTCCTTGAGCTGGCGAAGATTGCCAAGGCGGACGGAACGAAGTTTGCCAGCGTGGACGAAAACGGCGAGGTGAAGTTCGCCAGCACGGAAGAGCTGGCGCCGGAGGAACGCGCCGCCATCGCGGGCATCAAAGCGGGCCGGTTCGGCGCGGAGCTGAAAACCTACGATAAGGTGAAGGCGCTCGAACTGCTGGGGCGGCACCTCGGATTGTTTGACCGCGCGCAGGGTGCGCAGAGCGACGGGCTGCCGGTTGTGCCGGACGCGGTATGGCGCGAGCTGATGAACCCCGCGTACGCCGAGCACCTGACGGACGAACGCCCGACGCAGATTTACTTCGGCGGGTCGTCCAGCGGAAAATCCTACGGGATTCTGGCGCAGCGCACCGTGCGCGACATGTGCCGCGGGGAGCGGAACTACCTGATTTTGCGCAAGACCGCGCGCACCATCCGCAACAGCTGCTACAACGAGATCGTCAAGTGCATCAACCGCATGGACCTTGCGGGCGAGTTCAAGATCAACCAGTCCGACCTGGCGATTACGCACAAGGCCAGCGGGCGGCAGATCCTCTTCGGCGGGCTGGACGACGTGGAGAAGGTGAAGTCCATCACCCCCGCGGCCGGCGTGATTACGGATATCCTCGTGGAGGAAGCCACGGAGATTGAATACAACGACTACAAGAGCCTCGTCAAGCGCCTGCGCGGCCGCTGCGAAGTGCCCAAGCGCATGGCGCTGCTCTTTAACCCGGTGACGCAGGATCACTGGATTTACACCGAGTTTTTCGCGGGGCGCTTCGACGACGAAAGGGGCGCGTTTTTCAGCGACGAGCTGGGAATTTTGCGCACGACCTACAAGGACAACCGCTTTCTGGCGCAGGAGGACATCGACCGGCTGGAAAACGAGGAGGACAAGTATTACTACGATGTGTATACGCTGGGGCGCTGGGGCGTGCTCGGCCGGCTGATCTTCACCAACTGGGAGATTCGCGACCTGTCCGAAGCGGCGAAAGCCGAGGCGCAACCGAAAAACGGGCTGGACTTCGGATTCTTTCCCGACCCCAACGCGTTTGTGCGCTGCGGCCTGAACCGGCGCAAAAAAGAGGTCTACGTCTACCGCACGGAAGGCGCGAACTATCAGGACAACCGCGCGCTGGCGGACATGCTGCAGCCGATCGTGAAAAACGAAACGGTGCGCTGCGACAAGGATCTGCTCAACATTCAGGAGCTCAACAGCTTCGGCGTTCGGGCGATACCGGCGCGCAAGGGTCCGGGCAGCGTGGAGTTTGGCATTCAGTTTCTCAGGCGCATGAAGATCTGCGTCGATCCCTCCTGCGCCGATCTGATCCGCGAACTGCGGGCGTATAAATATAAGGAAGACCGCAACGGCAACATCCTGCCGGAGCCGGTGGATCAGGACAATCACTGGATCGACGCCATGCGCTATGCGCTGGAAGACGACATGCTGGAAACGAAGGTTAGCTGACGGAGGGGAGAAAACGTGATGATAACGCAGACGGAACTGCAGGGCATGCGGCTGGCAAATAGCGGCTCCATGACCGACGCACAGATACTGACCGACCTGATTCGGGAGGACAAAAACAGCCCGTCCTACCGCATGGCGGAGGCCGCCGAACGGTACTACGACGGCAGGCACGACGTGCTCATGCACGACTTCCGCACGGAATACATCGCCGAAACGCAAACGGGCGAGGACGGCGCGGAGGCGGAGGTGACCACGGCGTTTTTCAACCCGAACCGCTCCAACGCGCGCACGCCGAACCCGTTTTTCTGGATCCACGTGGTGCAGAAGGCGTATTACGTGCTGGGCAAGGAGCCTTCCATCAGCATTGGCGACGGCACGCCGGGGGCGGAAACCTTCGGCGGGGAGCTGGGCAAAACGACCGGCGCCGCGTTCATGAGCCTGTTGGCGGACTGGGCGACGGAGGCCGCCAAGGGCGGCAAGGCCTGGATCAAGGAATATCGCGACCGCGAAGGGCGGCTGAGGCAGGCGGTGATCTCCCGGCGCAACGGAATTCCCGTATACGACACCGCGCACGAATCGGAGCTGGCGGAGTTTATTTACCACTATCCGGTGGAGCTGCGCGCCGGCCGGGACAGGCGCATGCCGCGCACCTATGCCGAATGGTGGACCGGGGAGGGCGTGACCTACTGGTATGCCGACGGGGACGCGCCGTTTCAGCCCGACCCGGAGCGGCCGGGGCTGCGTCCGCATTTTTGCTCGGCCACCTACGTGACCGGCAACGACGGCGTAAGCAAGCGCCTGAAATCCAGAACCGGCAAAACCTGGGCGCGGCTGCCGTTTATTGAGCTTTCGAACAACAAGGACGGCGTGAGCGACCTTGCGCGCTATAAGGACCTGATTGACGCGTACGACCTCGTTCAGTCCACGGGCACGAACAACGTGCTGGATTTCAACGAGTTCTGGGCGGTTTTGCAGGGGTTCGGCGGGGACGTTGCCAACTCCGTGGTTAAAAAGCTGCATGTCAACCGCGCGGTCAACATCGCCGGGGCGGGCGGCAACATCGAGATGAAGCAGCTCGACCTCAACATGACCGGGCGCATCGAGTGGCTCCGGCTGCTGCGGGACGCGATCCACGAGTTCGGCATGGCGGTGGACATTCGCAACGCGTCGTTCGGCACCGCGCCGTCGGGCGTTGCGCTCAAGTTTCAATACACGCTGCTCGACCTCAAGGCGAACGCGCTGATTGCGCAGATGCGCATGGCGCTGGAGAGCCACTTCTGGTTTGTGACGCAGGAGATCAACCGCCAGACCGGCGCGAACTACGATCCCGCGGCCATTGAGGTTTCGTTCAACAAGAGCATGATTACCAACGACGTGGAAACGGTGAACATGATCAACGCCTCCGCCGACCTCGTGCCGGAGCGCATCCTCATGGCGGCGCACCCGCTGGTGGACGACCCGGACAAGGCCATGCGCGAGATGAAGAAGCAGCGCAAGCGCAAGGCGGAGGAGGCACGAAAGGCAATGACCGCCGACGCGCCGCCGCAGGAGGAGGAACCCGACGGCGAGGAGCCGGCGAAGGACGCGTAAGCGCGCCTTGCGCCGCGGCGAAAGAGAAAAACGCCCTGCGGCGCAGTAACTTTGATGATTCCGCACGGGACGTTCGAATCAAACGAGCGTCTTTTTTAATTGGCGTTTTTAACGCAAAGGCGGACGTTTTTGATTGCCGCAGTTGCTTGCGAATCAAGCGAGCGTCTTTTTTCATCCCTTTTTTCGAATCAAAAATCGCCGACCATGCAGGCGTTTAACCGCATGGCCGTCCCGCGCGCGGAGTGGCCGCGCAGATATAAGCCAAATCGCGGACGGAGAAGGAGAACCGCATGCCGGAATTCCTCAAAAAGCTGTTTGGAGACAGCGCGATGACCTACGACGAGTTCAAGGCGGCCTACGACGCGCAGGAGAGCGCGAAGGACGGCGTGAAGCTCGCCAACCTGACGGAGGGCGGCTATGTGAGCCAGCAGAAGTTCCGGGACAAGGAAACGGAGCTGAAAACCGCGACCGATACGCTCAAAAGCCTGCAGGAAACCGTCAAAAAGTTTGACGGGGTCGATCTCGACGCGCTCAAGAACGCCGCGGCGACCGCGCAGCAGAAGTTCGACACGGACCTTGCAGCCCTGCGCCTCGACAGCGCGGTGGACCTGATGCTCGCAAAATCGGGCGCGCGCAACATCAAGGCGACGCGCGCGGCGCTCGATCTGTCCAAAGCGAAGCTCGGGGACGACGGCAGCGTGGAAGGCGTGGATGTGGACGGGCTGAAAAAGTCCGATCCGTATCTTTTTGTGCTGGAACAGACCAAAGACGAAGGCGACGGACATGCGGGAGCCGCCGGCGCCGGAAAGGACCGGCCCGCCTCGCTGGAAAGCGAGATCATGAGCGGGCTGTTCGGCTCCGCTAAATTTTAACATTCGGAGGAAAAACAAATGCCTATTACCCTTGAACAGGCGCAGCAGCTCTCCCAGAGCAAGCTGACGAGCTTCGTGATCGACGAATTCCGCAAGTCGGCGCTGCTGGACAAGCTGCCTTTCGACAACACGGCGAAGCCGCAGGGCGGCGAAACGCTGAGCTACGTTTACAACCGCGTAACCACGCTGCCGACCGCCGCGGGCCGCACGCTCAACGCCGAATACGAGGCGCAGCAGGCCGAAACGACCCGGCAGGTCGTGGACCTCAAGATCTTCGGCGGCTCGTTCCAGGTGGACCGGGTCATTGCCGAGCACGAGCGCCAGGTGACCGACCACGTTCAGTTTCAGGTGCAGCAGAAGACCAACGCGACCATCGCGCTGTTTCACGACCAGTTTATCAACGGGGACTCCTCGCTTGGCGACGGCTCCGCTTTCGACGGCATCGACAAGGCGATTACCGGCAGCACGACGGAGCTGCTTCCCGCCGCGAACATCGACCTTTCCGGTTCCGCCGCGATCGACACGAACTGGAAGGTGTTTCTCGACTCCCTGCGCAGGCTCCGCGCCCGCATGGACGGAACGCCGACGCTCTACCTGATGAATCAGGACATGTTCGCGGTATTCCAGAGCGTCATGGACCGCGCGGGCATCAACCTCGCGTCCAAGGACAACTACGGCTTCGAGACTGTGCAGTGGGGCAAGTCCCTCGTCATGCCGCTCGGCGACAAGCCCGGCACGAGCAACCCGGTA